ACCCCTCCATCGGGGATGATGACACTCTGGGTGGTGCCACCAAAGAACCACGTTGCGGGATTACTTGCACCAGGAGACAATGTACATTGACTTCCTGTGGGCAACACCAGGATGGACAATACCCCGGTAAAGCTGAAAGACTCATAGACGAGGTTGGTACAACTGGTGAGATCAATGGTGGTGGATGCACTTGCGGCCAATGTGAAGCAGGTGGCCAGCAACTGGTTGTAGGTGGTGAGGTTGATGCCATTGAGGTTCCAGGTTACGTTATCGGAACCCTGGGTAGTGGCGTTGAACCCACAGGAATTTATTCTTGACAAACTCCAGACGAAGGCAGTATTGAGTGATGCGGCAGATAGTGGCATGTATTAGTTAGTGTTCTCCTGCTGCTTTTTGTGGGCTGTCGATACGCCTTTTGATAAACCTTTTGATACGCCTTGTATTCCTCCATGTGGGCTTTTCGATAAGCCTTCTGATAGGCCATCAGCTTTTCCCTGTTCGCTTGGTAATAAGCCCTTTTGTAAGCGTCTAACCATTCCCTGTTGGCTTCTCGGTATGCCTTCATGTATTCTTTTCTGTCCATGCCATAAAATAGTTAACTCAATCTTGTTTCTTGTGAAGTATACAGCAATGCAAACCCTGTAGCTGTATAATTAGTGCCCAATGCTATTTGCAGTGCCTGCACTGCTTCCGGGTTCATGTCAATATCAAAGACACTGGATACGCCCGATAGAAAGTTACCCATGTTCGTTTGAAATAACTGATTCCTCAATGCTTCCCTCGTATTCATAAAAGTGACCAATCCAGCCCCTGCTTGCTGATTGCCTGCGGCAATGTATGTCACCAATACAGGATACTGATACCACACCGATTGATTCCCGCCAGAAGTGGCATTGGCAAAGGTTTCATTCTTAATCATCTCCCCCTGGAGATCGGGAGACACAAGACATATTGGCAACGTGTCCGATTCAAGGATCTTCGGCACCCAACGTACACTTGTGTTTGATACAATTGTAGTCACACTGGTTGCCACCGCTTGCAAAATCTGATAGTAAATTGCATTAGTCATTAAACCCCTTGCCTGGTCATCAAGTTCCACACCGCCCCATTAAACTGGCCCACTACCTCCGTCACATACCAACTGACGTTGTTCTCATCCACAAGATAATCGTCCTTCTGTGGTGTCACAGGCAAGTTAGCCGCTATAATCTGCCACACAACCTCTGTGGTCGCCAATAACTGTTCCTTATCATCTGTGCGTTCCTTCTTTGTTTTCTTTCTGTGCCCCAGACTTGTGTAAGATGTAAACGTATCGGTGCCAGTACGATCATAGTAAGTGATGGTATCTTGAAAGGGAACAATCTGCACTATTCGGCTTGCTGTCGAGTGATGAATCATTAAGCCACCGCCACGTTCTTGTACCTTGCCAGCATGCTTCTTACCTCGGGACTTAACGCATGAGGCAAGAGTTGATTGGCCAGGGCGTAGTTGTACTCTTCATAGTTTTCACTGACTAGGGCCTGACCATACCCAGCCAGGTTCCTGAACTTACTGATAGCCATGTTACAGGCCATTTCGATCTGGGCAGGAATTACCCCATACCCTGCCGTGTATTGCACCATGATGTTCCCATAGAACGGTCCCAATGCCGGGCTAATTACTCCCGGCGTATAAGTGAACGGTGCATCCCAATAACCATTGGCGTTGTACACAAGTCCGCACCGGCTACCACCGTCTGCTTGATCCACCTTGAGGGCATAGTCCTGACCGGGAATAAGCTGCGTATCAGCCGCAAAAGCCCCCTCTGCTTGATTCCACAAAGCATTGTCATCCTGCCAGATAGCCAACCCGAAAAACAACTGATAGCTACCAGCTACAAGTGCCGCCTGAGATAGCGTCACACTGCTGCTACTGACGATGCTGGCGATGGTCGTCCCAGGAGTCAAGATGTTGGCTGTCGGATCGTTCTGGGCCACCACAGGCATTCCCACAGAAAGATTACTCGTAGATGCCAACCCTGTTACTGTGGTTGTCGAATGCAATGTGCCTGTGAACTGATACTGATAGATGGGCCTTTGTTGTAAGGCAATGTACGTTTCACCATTACCAAGGACATATTCCGTGAGGGATTGCTGACCTAGTTGTCTGTCGAGATATTCGTCAAAGAGGGCACTGACCTGAGTAATAAGCGTTTGCAGGAATTCGTTCTCCCTGGTGCTTTGTAAACCCAGAAATGTTTGTAGACTGGCTACCGTCGTGTAGTTTGACATACCTTATGTAGGGTCGCTGGAAACAAAAAGAGACACATTGCTGTGTCTCTTTTTGACCCTGTCTTAACCAGATGTTTATTAAGTCGATGGACTGCGGGAGTAACCGCCACCAGTACCACTGATTTTCTTCTGACTTATAATTTCAACACTCACGGCCACACTTGGGGTAGTACCTGTCAGAGTGATTGCATTGGCACGCACATATCTGTGAGTACGCAATCCTTGCAGGACAACGTGGGTGTTGGATGTTGTTACGCTTGTGGACATACCCGAGATGGCTGTCCAACTTCCTGTACCTGTGGAACTTTCTTCAGCTTGCACTGTCAAAGCCGTGGTGTTGGCACCGAAAGCACCAACGTCAACGATCATGTTACAGGAAATTTCACCGTTGGTAAAGTCATTGCTTCCGCCCTGAGTGCTGGCCGTTAGCGTCTGCGGATAAAGTGCATTAACACTGAGGGCTTCATTAACTAGGTCTATAATCATATCTTTTGTTTCCTTATTGTTAGCTGCCTACTGCCACGACCAACTGATCTGCCACTGCAAATGCACCCGCATGTCTTGGGGCACCGTCGCAAGTCAGGATCGCACGCACAACCGTTTGATCGTCAGCGAAGGCCGTATCGCCCTGTGTTGCTTCTGCAAACTCAATCGTGCCAAACATGGCAATGATGTAGTCATCCCACTGGCCACCAAACACCGTGGTCAAGTTATTGCTGCCACCCTTGGACTGCGTGATACTAACCTGTGGTGTCGTTACGCATGGATAACCTGCCAATACCTTCGGGAAACCTGCACCCAATGGACGGAACTGGTCATAGACATACTGACCATATTGGCTTGTGGTACTGCCATTATACACCGAACTTCTTGCCCCTACGAAGTCGTAGAACAGTTCCGGCCTCATGATCCAACCCTGAAATTCAGCGTTGTTCGCCTCAACTGTGCTGATAAAGCTGTACAAGTCTTGAGGACTGAGGGTATTACCACCAGATGCAACCGTGGTCGGAGTAACAACACCAATGTTAGGGACATTCAATAGTCCCATTGGGATGTTGTCGGAACCTTCACCATACAACAAGGCATAATCCATAGTCAGGGACAAGGTCTTTGTCATGTCAGCCCTGAGAATGGCTTCTGTTGCTGGACTTGCGAATCTAATAAGTTCGTTTGGCAACGTAACCAATGCGGCAACCTTCTTGGCGGAAAGGGTCAACTTGCCAGTGTTGAAGTTACTGGAAGTGATCTGGGTGTTTTCACCGACCCAATAGCCTGTGGTTGGACTGGTCTGACGTGGGAACTGGATGCGACCACTTGGGGGCAAAGGAATAACTCGGGCACCGGCATTGACCAGGGCGTCCTTGTTACGCAGAAGCTGGATCAACTCACCGAATTCAGGAGGAGCCACCAGGGCACCACCGAGGTTTTCGTTTACCCAACTCTGGGCCGTCTTCATGCCATAGGTCTTACGACGTACCCAATCCATTTCACCTGGGTCGATGTTGCAGACGCCTGCATAGGTCATCTGCTTCATCTCGTGACGGAAATTCTCGTCAATAGCTTCCCCACCCATCAGGTCAGTACCGAGTGGCGCAAGAAACTTTGTGCCCTTGACAGTGGCGAACTTGTTATCGACCAACATGCTTTTACGCAAGCGGTCAGCTACGTCAAGTTCTACCTTGGCAAATTCGGGTTCGATCAGGCCAGTCATGACACCGATCATACGCTGAAACTGGAAGCCTCTACTGGAGAGGACGTTCTCACCCTTGCGGGCATAAGGGCTACCGAACACTTCTTCTGTGGATGGAGTGTTGGGATTTGTATTGGTCTTGGCCTGGCGTACTGCGTCGATTTTCTCATCGAGCTTGGCCTGGCGATCTGCTAATTCTTTAATCAGTTTGGACATTGTTCTCCTATTGGACTTAGTTATCACCGACGCCGATGTTTTTTTCGATGCGTTCCAGCATTTTTTCCCTTCTGGCTACGGTCTTCTCCAAACGCCTGTATTCCTTGTAATCCTCCTCGGTCATAGCGTCCGAATCTTCATCCTTGACTTCCTTAATCAGTTTCATCAAGTATGCCTTTATCTTCTTCTCATCCTCAAGTTCCCCAGGTTCCTCCTGGGCCACTTCAAGGGCCACATTCTTCATCGACTCCGTCTCTTCCTCTTCCATATCCTTCTGCAATGGTTCCATCTCTGGATAATGCTTGCTGTAACACTTCGCTGTATCACACTTATGCCCTTCCAGTTCACTACACATCTTCTCCATGTGCTTCTTGACACCTGGATGATCCAACTGTGGCATTATCGCCTTGTAACAACACATCATCTCATCAAGGTCAGAGTGCAATTCTCTTAACGTCGTGGCACCCAGAGGTGATTCAGATGATTCATCTTTGCGTAAAGCACCACCTTCTGCTTCATTAACAGCAGACATTTCTTTTGTTTCCAATGTGACTCCTCTGGCCCAAACCTTCTTGGGTAATTTGTAAGGTGTAAGTAACGTCTTGATCGCTGGCGCTATCGCCTTCCCTCCCACTAACCCCTGTTCCAAAATAGCTGTGACACATTCGGGATTAGCTGGCAAACCTACCCAGCTTGCTTCTAGCAATTCACACCTGAGTATATGCTTCCCTGTCTTGAAACCATTCTTCGGGTCCGCTGGGAGCATCTTGAACTCAATCGGCCTGAATCCTATACTATTCGCTGTAAGAATCTTCTCACATAGCAAAGAGAACACTTGGGAAGCAACTTCGCTTGACTGTGAGAAGTAAGTGGTTTGAATGACTTCATTCTTGCCTATTTGCACCGTGTAATTGCCATCGGTATCTCGGCACTGACCAATGGGAAGCGGCCATCCCTGTCCGTGGTCGAGGAGGACAATGGGGGCGAAAGCGTGGTTGCTTGTGTCAATTCCTGACACTTCAATGATGTCCCCTTGCCTGTCTCTCACATCGGTACAAAGGATGCCAGTGGCGCACATCTTGCCCTGGTCGATGGTAAGGGAAGAAGATTCCAGTGTATCAATGCCAAACTGTTGCAGACGGTTCATACTCTTATTTAGCACCTTCATCAGTATTTCTTCGCAACCTTGCCTTGTTTCATATTTAACGCATTGATAACCAACTGTTGCAACCACGGACTGTTCTCAATCGTTGTGAGAAAGTTAATCAACTCCTGGTCCACCTTGTCAGGGATTAAACCGTCAAGGGATGATAAGAGGGCGATCAGGTCTTGTAGACTTTGTTTAAGCGATTCGGGGGTCATTTATATCCTTCCATTTGTATGTGCCACACCATTCAACTTGGCACGGTCTATTAGAGTAGCCAGCCTGTCAGAATCCATCTTCTTCCTGGGAGGCAAACTTCCTTCACCTGCACGATTCACAGGTCGGCTATTGTTCACTGCGGCCTGGTCCTCGTCTATGGTTTCTAGTGTCTCTCTGACTCCTGGGTTACTTAACGTCCCCTTGCCCACAAATGCTTCACCCTTCGGACCACCCAGCGGCTTCCAACCTCTTAGCTTCCTGTATTCGTCCACTGTCTGGACATTGCCCGCCTTGATGTTCGTATCAAGCTGCTTCTCAAGTAATTCATCATCTGTAATCTTCTGTCCCTTCAAATCAAGGTACAGATCATCACCATAATAAGGATTCAACAAATGCTTGTTAAACTTATCACTGATCTTCTTTAACAACGGATTCAAACTCAGCACATAGAACTGTTTAAGAGACGAGTACAGTGTTGCATAGGAAACATCATCTTGCAGACCGGCCACACTCTTGGGCACACCATAGGCAGCCAGCACCATACTTACCAGTTGATCCCAGCCCTCTTGCCATGCCATCTCTGTAGGCGTGTTATTGATCTTTGTAAGTTTACTTCCTACAGGATTTAACCACACCTTTTTACCCAATGGTCCAGCGTATAAGTTCTCCAGTTGTTCTCTTAATCGGACCATATCGGTCTGGGATGGATCGAGGACGGCTGGATCGAATTCCAGTGAGACAATCGGATCAACGCCTTTCATTTGCGTTTGCCACCTGGCAGCATCAATGGCATCCACGGTATCGACCTGACGCTGCAATGCTGTAAGCACTGCGTAACCGTCGTAACGCAGAATCGGATGGGCATTCTTGATTCTGATAACCTGTTCCGCTGGTATGCGGGCACCTGCTGCACTCTGGTAGCTGGGAATGGTGCTGAATGGTCCATAAGGGTAGTACGGTTGCACGAGGTAGCTACCATGTGGGTAGATTGGACTCGGAGGCCACGGTAGACAAGATGCCGTTGGTAGAACGTACAATTCCTCTGGGATCTGTAAATTACTCCACTGCGGCATCCACACCAGACCAATACCTGTGAGACTCAGTTGCTGGGTGATTTGGTACAAAATATCAGAGAGAGAATCGTCGTTGTTGGGATTCTGAAGT